CAAAAAGCGTACTTTCTGCCTTTGAGTTTGGCGCAACACTAGAGGCAGGCACTTTTTACACTTGCACCTCAGAGTTTGACCTGAAGAAAGGCGACCCAATGAGCAACATCGTGAGCTTCCTGTAATGGGAGGCTGCATCACTTGGGGCGTTTGCCGCGCCCCTGACGGCTCACCCTTGCGCACCGTGTTTTGCCTAGACTGTCGGGAAGTGTTCGCGCGCTACCTGACTGGGATAGATCACATGGACGTACAGGAGAAGGCAATTAAAGAACATCAGTGCAAAACCAACACAACGGAGTACGCAACATGAAAAACCCAACCCTAACCCAGATCCGCCAACACGTAGAAGCAACCGGCGGAACGTACAGCCGCCAGAACATCACCCTGGCGGGCAATCCGGCATACCAGGTGAACGGCGTTACGATGACCAAAGCCGAGATGATTGAGCGGTACAAGCTAGGCGAGCTATGATCGACCACGCGGAACCAATTCGAGAATGGATAGACAACCGCTACGGCAACAACATAACCCACGCAGCCCAAGCTTTGGGTGTCGATAGATCAACCCTGCACAGGGTAATGAATAGCGCTTATGTGATTGATGGGGTGCTATACACAATCAAACGGAGGTTCAAATGAAAACACTAATCGCAACACTGGCACTATTGATGGCACTATCAGCACCGGCACAGGCAGAGCAGGCAAGCTGTGAGCAGATAGCTGAGCTTGCTAAAAGCATAATTACAGCGCGCCAGCAGGGCGTGAGTGTGGTCAAGATGATGGGCCTTTCGGGTGACAGGGATCTGGTTGAGATGATAGTAGTTGATGCCTATGACTCGCACAGGTACATAACAAATGAGGCCAAGGCCCGAAAGGCGTCAAACTTCCGTGATGAGTGGTTCCTGAATTGCTACAAAGTGCGAAACGATTAAACGATCAAGCCCAGGCAGTGGTGGCGCTAATAACACTGCCAGCCAGAGCCCCTCGCATCTCCGTGAAGTATGATATAGAGGGGTGATCTGGACGGAGAAGCTTCGAGATAGCTAGTCCCGCACAGTGCGGGCTTTTTTACGCCTATTTGAAAGTCAACGGAATGTGCTATACTGTTACAGCATAAGGGACAACTTTTTATAACCAGGCTACGCAGGCGCGCAGTCGAGCATGTAACAGGTGTTTACAATGCCAATGGAAATCGAACACGAAGGCCAAAAGATTACCGTCTATACGGAAGCCGAAGTACAGACAAAGGTCGATGATGAGGTAAAGGGTCTGAAGACCACTAACCAGAATCTGAAGACTGAGAAGGAAGAGCTGCAGGAAAAGCAGCGAGAAGCCAGCGAGAAGACGCGCAAGGCTGAAGAGGACAAGGCCAAGGCCGATGGCGACGTTGAGAAGTTGAACCGCTTGATGGAAGAGCGGGCCACTGAGCAGACAGAGCGATACAATGCGCTGATGCACCAGACCAAAACCGAAAAGGTCAACAACGCACTGAACGGCGTGGTCAACAAGCTAGGCGCTGGCGGTGAGTACAACGAGGATCTTCGTGATCTTCTGAAGGTACGATTTGAATTCGATTATGATAATGATTCAGGGCAGGTTAAGGTCACAGGTGATGGCGTTAACTCCCTGGCTGAGCTGGAGGCCAAGGTTAAAGATGGCGCACGATATGCCAACTACCTGGCAGGTTCAAAGGCAACTGGCGGAGGCGCTGCTGGTGGTCAAGGGTCGGGTGTACCCGCAGGCAAGAAGTTTAACGAATACTCTGGCGCAGAACTCAAGGCCATTAAAGAAGCTGATGCTTCCGAATATGACCGACTGCGCACACAACATTACGGCACATGAGGTAACACCCGATGGCTACTACCAGACTCGCTGACATCATTGATGTCACAATCTTTCGAGACCTCCCGCAGATCGAAGGCCCTGAGAAAACCCGGTTCTTCGATTCAGGCGTAGTCACACGTAACGCGCTGCTTGATGAACTGGCAAACGCTCCCGGTAAAAGCATTGAGCTTCCTTATTGGAACGACTTGGACGGCTCGACTGAAGTTAACTACAGCTCAGACGACCCGGCAAGCTCTGCGACACCACAGAAAATCACCCAAGGCGAACAGACAGCCCGCAAGTCGTTTGTAAACCAAGGCTGGCAGGCTGCTGATTTGGCGTCTGAACTGGCAATGGGTGGCACTGCAATGGAAGCCGTCCGCACTCGAACTGACCGCTACTTTGCCCGCCAATGGCAGCGCCGCCTCATTGCAGCTACTAACGGCGTATTGGCCGATAACGTGGCGAACTACAGCGGCGATATGGTCATCGACGTGGCTTCTGAGTCTATTGCGGGACAGAGCGCTACGACCCGGTTCAACCGTGATGCCTTCACTGAAGCGCTGTATACGGCTGGTGATTCGGCTGAAATCTTCACCACCATTGCCGTCCACTCGGTTGTAATGGCGCAGATGGTGAAGAACAACGACATCGACTTTATCCCCGACAGCGACGGCATGGCGACAATCCCAACGTACATGGGCAAGCGGGTCATTGTAGATGACGGCCTGACTGTTACGGCAGGGACCACAGACGGGTTTAAGTATAACTCTGTGCTGTTTGGCCCCGGCGCGTTCGGATACGGCGTCGGCTCTCCTATCACTCCGGTTGAGATTGAGCGCGAAGCTGCGCAAGGCGACGGCGGCGGCATTGAGACTTTGTGGGTTCGCAACACTTGGTTGCTGCATCCGTTCGGCTTTCAGCAGACCGGCACTCCGGCTGACGTCAGCTTTACCCAAGCAGAGCTTGCACTAGCTGCTCAGTGGGATCGCGTGCTGCCACGGAAAAACGTGCCTATAGCCTATCTCGTTACCAATTAGAGGTTAGGGAATAATGAAAAGGGCCAGTTTAACCGCTGGCCTTTTTTTATGCTAAAATAAGCTAACAGAGGACATTATTATGCCATTAAACAAAGACGGCCTTGAAGCTGGGCAACCCGTAGACTTTGAGACGATGCAGAAAGTAAAGCGCAACCAGCGTGAGGATCAGAAAAATGGCCAACCAGAACCAAAGCGCAGAGCAGCCAAAACCGCCAGTCGAGAGGGAGTACGCGAAAGCCGACAGCGTTCAGTTTCAAGCGTACCTGATTCAGAAGAACCGAAAGAAACGTAATATATAAGGCGCGATCATGGCAACCATTATTATTGAAGATGGCACCGTGGTTCCGGGTGCTAACAGCTACGTCACGGAAGCAGAGCTAACGACCTACGCGGCTGATCGCGGCGTGACGCTTACCGCTGCAACAGACGTGCTGCTAATCAAGGCCATGGACTATATCGAGAGCCTGTCCTTTATCGGCACTAAGTATTCAAAGGGTCAGGCGCTTCAGTGGCCACGCAATAGTGTCTATATCGACGGCTACTATGTCGAATCGACCACCATCCCTTCAGCACTAAAAACCGGACAGATCGCCACAGCACTTGCTATTGATTCAGAGAATAGTCCGCTTGCTAATGTGGAGCGTGCTACTAAGCGGGAGAAGGTGGACGTTATTGAAGTCGAGTATATGGACAACGCAGCCGCGCAGACCATCGTTAAAACCATTACAGCGGCTTTGCGAAAGCTGTTGGTTAACGCCGGTTCAAGTACCACAACGTTTGCGGTGACGCGCGCATGAGCATCGCTGACACAGGCACCAAACTGCTAGCCGAATTTGGGGAAGCCGTGTCGCTTACCTATGAAACCGATGAGGTAAGAAACCCGGCAACGGGCGAGGTCACTACCCCTGCAACTGAGAGCGTGGTCTCAGGATTCGGCTATCCGTCCCGCTTCCAAAACGCAGAAGTTGACGGCACCGTTATCAAGCGATCAGACACGCGACTGATTCTAAACAAAGTGGACGAAGCCCCCGAGCAAGGATGGCGTGCCCAGGTACAGGGCAAGACGTTCAGGGTTATGGATGTGCAGCCGATCACGAAGTCAGGCGCAGACGTGATCTATATTTGCCAGTTGAGGGTATAGCATGAGCCACAGAAAGATCAGCGCAGCACTATCAACTCGCCTCAACAGCCTGCCTAGCGCGCCGCCCATCGCATTCGAGAACGCCAAGTATACGCCGGTCGAGGGCGAGACTTGGTTACGTGAATCTTATCTTCCTGCTACATCTTCCACTATCGGCATGGAGCCCGGCGGATCAACAGACTTCATCGGCGTGTATCAGATCAGCATTTACACCCCACTAGACGACTATAAACTTGAGTCGCATCAGCTCATCGATTCGATCACGGCACACTTTGCGCGCGGGACGATGCTTGTATTCGAGGGGCAGAGTGTAGTGGTCGAGCAAGTGAACGTAGCGCAAGGATTGGCTTCAGGTGGCTGGTGGCTAATGCCGGTAAGCGTGAACTGGAGGGCGTTTGGCTAACTTCGATTTCAGCAGGCTAAGGGATATAGAGCGCATCGCTGGTGACCGCATGGATGAGGTTGTCAGGGGTACGTTGCTTGACCTATCTAAGCGCATCGTGTTGCGTACTCCGGTTGGCAATCCTAGCCTATGGCAAGGCCCGCCACCGCCTGGCTATACGGGCGGGCAGGCGCGAGGCAATTGGCAGGCGTCGATCGGTAGCCCGGCAAGCGGCACAACAACGGCAATCGACAAAACAGGGACGCCAACGATAACCAGCATTGCGGGGGAGACTCAGAACGCGCCGGGTAATGTTTGGTATTTGACCAACAATTTGCCCTATATTTCTATATTGGAGCATGACGGATGGTCAACACAAGCGAAGGAAGGGATGGTCAGAATTAGCTTAAGAGAGCTTGACAGATCAATAGATGAACAGATTGCGAACCTATCAGGTTAATGTGTTAGAATTGGTTATATCAAAACTGAAGTTTAGAGGATTACATTATGAGCAACGTATTTACCACTCTTGGCACTGTTCTTTCTGTTGTTGCTGGCGTCCCTGCAACTTATGACGCACCCGGTTATCAGGCACTGACTTTTGACGCCGTTGGCGAAGTTGGCGACCTTGGCGAATTGGGCGGAACTCGTGAAGTCGTAACTTTTACCCCAGTCGATACCGGCACTGTTGCTAAACGCCCAGGCTCAATTGATTACGGCCAAATGACATTGCAAATTGCTCGTGATGCCACAGACACCGGCCAAATTGCGCTTCAGTCTGCACTTGATGGTGCTGAAGCAGGTAACGTTCACAGCTTTGAGCTTGTTGATCGAAACGGCGATACCCTATTTTACACCGGCATCGTGTCGAGCTTTACCTACAACTTAGGCTCTGCTAATACCATGTCCGGCGGGTCATGCACCATTGACCTGACCAGCAAGCCCCTGCCAGTTGAGGCGGTTTAATGGATATTCGATCATTCACCCGTAAAGACACGGCAACCGTGCCCATTCAAGACCCACTTGGCGGCAA